CTTAGTTGAGTGCATGACTGATATTGCTAAGTTAAGCTTGGACTTAACTTACCGTTTGAGCGTTCTGGCTGGCCAGATTGAATCCACTGGTTGGCGTGAATTGAAGAATGGAAAGAAGGTGCGGATCACTCTTGAAGAGTGTTCCTTTTCTTGTTACGAGCCTGCTGCCTATACCTTGCGCTGTTGCGATGGTTTGAATGATGGCGGTGAATTTGACTTTGATTCCTCTCGTTTCGCTTGCGAAAAACATAGATATGTTGAGAGGCTGGCTTGTCAAGCTGCTGGTAAGCGAGGACATAGAGTCGTCACTCGTACGAGATTGCCACCTGAATACCATGAAACAATTTACGACAAATCCAAGTGGTTCGATCTGGTTCACCATGCGTTCTTCGGTAAGTGGGAACAAGGTCCCAATATCAAAGAAGCCTATGTCGACTATAAGATTGATTTTGATGCACGTGTTGTTGCCAATATTGAGTCAGCTGCTACTAGCGCAGACAAAATTATGGCTGGGATAGTTGATTTGAGTGTTGTTATGACTGAAGAAGAACGAAAGGAGATGTACCGTTTGTGTGATGAGAAATTTTCGCAATACGACCCGATTGAAGAGTCAGCTGCTTTGAGCGCAGACAAAACAATCAAAACCAGCTGGAGCGATGAAGTGGACGTGGAGCTGTTCAAATTGAATCCGCAAGCAACGGAATTCGTTCCAAAACGGAAACGGGGCACAAGAGCTGGAAAGAAATCTCTTATGAAAACCAAACAACCTGGATTGTGTTATGCAAAGCTTTTCAAGATGAAGGACAGACCTGAAGTTATCAAGAAACTGGGTTTTTATCCACGCTTTGACAAGCTCTTCACCACGCTCATGTACTACAAGGTGAAACCTTCAAACTATATGTTCGAGTTTATGGATCATTTGGGAATGCATTGTATGCACGTGAAGTACCAATCGAAGTGGCCCACTTGCAGACAGATTGATCTGATCATTGAGAATCATGATTTTTACCGCTCTGTGGGCTCTGATGATCCTGAGAACTTTGAGGAATTCATGGGCATAGCCAATTATGATCAAGAGATGGTCGACTTGGCTCAGTTGTTAGTGGAGATTGAAAACTACCCCAAAATCTTTGAAGGCCCTTACGAAACGGTCGGTTCAGGCGAAGATCAAGAAGTGGTGCAGATACCTGTGAATGAACCTGTTTACGTTAGAGCGCCAGGAACTTGTTGGACGAAGTTGCCTGGTGCTATTCAACATTTCTGTGCTGGGTTCACCGATCGCATGACTCTTGAATCCTGCATTAAATTTGTGACAGAAATTTTGGCCCACAATTTAGCTTGGGGCGAATTTGTGGATTATCATGTCAAAGGATCAAGGCAAGCTGATGGTGATTTGCACATTGACGCTGTATATACACACAAGGTGAAAGGGGCAAAACCGATCAGCAAGTGGTTAGATGCTTGTAAAGCTTTACCGATGACCAAGTTGGTTGGCAAGCCTAGTCCAGCGCCTGTCAACGTTGCTTTGAATTCTTTGACTAGTCATGAAGTAAGAATAGCAGTTGAGAAACAATTACAAAACCCGTTAGTTGATATGATTGATGAAGCTAAGCTGATTTGCCCTTGGAGAATCCCTGAGACGAATCAGCATGTTATGGGAGAGTTGGCCTTGCCCTGGACTTTGGCTGGCCCGGAACACCCGCATCCGATTCATGCCGCCATCAGGAGGGTTATGTATCTACGGGAACTACCTAAACACATCAAATGTTCTACTACATTCGTTGGCATGAGAGAGGAGAGTTTTGACATGGTTGTGGCGACTGTCAACCGGCTGAACCCTGATAATGGTTGGACATTCAAATTGATCAACCCTATAGTTGATGTTCGCGATTTGAGCCGCTACGCCGCATCCGGTTCTGTTCCAGAAGATTTTTGGACTTTACCCAAGATCACAACTCCTGCCATACATTTTGATGAAAGTTGGCATTACTTGAGTGAAGCCTTTTGTATTCATTTACGGAGAGTGAATCCTGGTTTGGTGTTTATGACAGGGATTAGTATCTTCCCACTCATCGCTTTGGAGATGGAGCAATCACCAACACCCGATTTGTTCGCATACGAAGTGATAGGGTCAATCGAAAAGCCTCAACTCGTGTACTGGATGGAGGGCAATGTGAGGGAAAAGTACGTCCAGCCGTTCAACCCATCTATAATCTTGGCAAATAGGATTGAGAGTGAGGATGGCAAGATCCTGTGGTCGGGGGGTCCCGTTACCACACTTTTGAACACCCGATTGCACGTGTTTTCCGCCTTCCATTTGGCTGCACCTAGGGTTGAGGTCTTGATTGAGCGAAAATATATTCAATTGCCTCGTGTGTTCAGAAACCAAGCAGAATTGCCAATGATACCACTGGATCACTTTGAGAAATTGTGTGATTATGCAAGAGTGATGCCTCAGAGCAAAAGTGAAACGGTCTGGGCTAAATGGCGTTTGATGATGAAAGAAAATGGAATTCATTTACCCTGGGGTTACAAGGAGGCTATCATCGATGTGGTTATGGAATGCAAGCGTTTGTCACAAACTCAAAAACTCCAATCAAGGGATATTACTGGAGTCAGCCACGAGGCGTATTATCAGACAATTGGTAAATTGATGAAGTGGTACGAACGACGGTTTGTGTGTAAATACAATGAACGTAGAATGAATTTGATCAGTCAACAAAGTCCGAACATGGTGTTTGAACTGATAGCTGTTACGGTTAGAGATAGAGGAAGTGATGTTTATGGTATCGCATGGAAGGTGCCAATGTTGCAAAAAGATGGTCGAAATTGGTGGGGTAAATTCAAGTATTGGCTAAAATCCCATGGCTACAAGGGGTTGACACCCGAGCAAGTGTTAACGGACACAGGAGGTCACATTCGATTTCCTTTCTTGAGCAATACCTGGTTGAATCAAAGCCACCATGGCATTTACAAGATCCAACAATCACAGGCAAAAGCCTTCCACAAAGTGTATGATTTGGCGAAAGACTCTACAGTAAAGGAAGTGGAGCAAATACAATTGACCGCCCCTGTGGAGGTTAGTGAGATAAGCAGTGATAGCGAATCGTATAAGGAACCTGAAGACATTCTACCACTCGAGGAACTAGACGAAGACCATCCTAACGTTTGGGGTTGTTATGATCATTGTGCAACCTGCATGCCCTATCACGAGTGGGTGGCCAATTGCGGAGCGTTGTCGCGCGACAGTTACATTAAGGGTTGTGAATCGGCCCATGCTGCCGGGACGTTCTTGATGAGCAATGAAAGCAAGCGCGAGAAAAATTTGCTGGTCAGTATGTTGCAAAATTCAGTCACACGTAGGACTTCTGGGCCTCTCGTTGAAGTGGAAGAAGGACCTGTGCAGGTTCCAAAACCCATCAGGAGAGAAGAAAGTAAACCAATCAAGCCTCTCCGCGCGCGCGAGCTCCTCACGACGAAAACAAGATTGGAAACTATCATGGAGATGATCGCGGAAGAAGAAGGAAATGAGTCAACGGATTTGCATGGTGAAGACGGAGATGTCGTGGAGATGCCAAGGGTTGTGCTTGAACCTGATGGGGATGATTTGCCCGTAGGAGATGAACCCCCTGAGGAGCCAGTCAGAGTCAATGTAGTAACCACAGATGGCCAGACAGAAAAGTTGATGAAGTCTATTGCTAAGGGCTCTTTGTTAACCCGGGCTTCTGTTTCCTTAGGCGATGCGAATGCTTTCTATGATGACACTCTCGATCCTGGAGTTGTTCATTGTCCTGACCATAGCACTTACGCAGTGGTCGGTGAAAGTGGTCCTCACTATTCCCGTAAACAGAAAATGTCGTGTGGTTGTTCCGTTGCGCAAGAAGGCGATCATGAAGTGAGAGCTGGCTTGCATTATAATCCTGCACCCTCTTGGAAGTTCCAAGTTGCAAATCCTGAAACAGGTTACGGAAAGAAGAACATCAATATGAGGCCGGAGGTACCTAAAGACAGGAATCCGGTTGTCCTTTCCCAACCTGTGCGTAAGACTAAGGTCAAAACAACTTGGGCGGATCATCAACTGGCTTGGAGTAAGAAGGTCAAAATGCTTTCAACGGTCCGGACTATGGCCAATGATCGTAGTGGCGTTTTATTCTGGGACACAGCTTACCCGCTGACAGAATCCAGGCGTTATTCCAATATCCCGTATCGCCAAGTTCGTGTGTATCCTAAAGTTCCATACCCTGAGAATGACTGTCTTTTGGTCGCTCTTTCCGAAGTAACTCAGATTTCTCCCGCTGACGTGTACTATAACATGATGCGCGCTTTCCCAGCCTCGCAAATGAACAGTTTTGTGACCTTGCGAGAAGAGTGCATTTGGCCTTTTGCTTGCCATATGGGCATAGCAGTCATCGTGCATCACGGCAGGACTGACAATTACTATGGTTGCAAGGAGTTGAAACTAGTATGTACTTTGGACTATAAGGATGGTCACTACACAGGAGGAGAATCGCTTCGAGTGCCAATGCGAATCAAGTCTTACATTAAACCTGTTTTCAAACGCCCTTCGAAATTGATGCAGAACTTGCAAGCTTGGGAGGCGATGGAATTCAGCAGGTGGATCCCGGAAGCTAGTAGAGCTGACAAGTGCAGGCGCGCTTTGGCTGAGGGTGAAATAGGTCTTATAAACACACCAATCAATCAGGAAAAATTAGTTGAGTGGGACAATCAGATAAGTGCAGGTTTCCCAAAAGATCAAGAGATAATGTTCGGCGTTTGTTGTGGAGATCCTGGTTCCAGGAAAAGCACAACACCTCAAAGGTACATGAAAGGTGAAAGGCGTTGGGGTGATTGGAATGCAGTACTGCCCACCGCTCAATTAAGAAGGGACTGGGCCGATAAATTGGACGCAATGTCAAGGGATAATAATGGAAAAGCAATGGACGGAACGATGCTGAGTACATGGGAAAGTGCACTTGCTAAATATATCAGTTCACAGACCTTAGTTCTTGACGAGAACAAGTATCCTCCTGGTTACATCGCGATGTATGCAATTCTAAATCCAACTGTTAAAAACATCGTCTTTCTTGGTGATCCTTGGCAGGCAAATTGGCATTGGCCAACACCGACGCGTTTGAACGAGGAATTAAGTGAAATGCAATATTACATGAACTATGCGAAGGGTTATATCATAGGCACTTGGAGGTTTGCAGGAATGTCCGCCGCGTTCTGGCGTATGCCAAGTTATTCCCGTAACTTAGGAAATTGGGCGTTCACGAGAGCAATCCCAGCTACGTGGGAGGCTCTCAAGCAGTACTTCCCTTGGGAAAATGACTCTACGTTGCTAGACATGTGGGCTGAGAGACAAGAGTACACGGCCGCGCATTTCCAAGCTCAATTCGCAGAGGAGATAAGACAATCTGATGCACGTTCGTTTTCGGCGAGTATCGGAGTTACAGTTCCGCTTGCTATCATTCATATTGATGAAGGCGTCTTAAGGGGTTCTGATTGCCGCTTGATTTACACAGCTATGACCAGATCGTGGAACATAATTTTCGTCATAAACTGGGTTCACAACCGCACAGCTGAGCAACACATGGCTAGGCATCCGGTATTCTCAAAACTCGAGTATTACAGGCAGAATTATGTTCTTGGCAAGCGCACCGAGTTCAATCCTGATTATTCCGTTTCAATACGAGAATGCACGGAACCTTTCCCTGATCATTTGAAGTTGTGGATGGCGGGACCTTTCGAAAAATGCACGAACTTTGATCAAATCAAGCAGTGGTGGCCAAAAGAGAGCTGGGCGAACACAATTGACCCAGACGCAACTCGTGGTGGCGCTAGACTCAGTGAGAATGAACCAGCTTACGAAGGACAATGGCATTTCCACCCGTTCATAGATCCAATTGAAGAATACCATGAAGTTCCTGGAGTTACAGATCCGATCGTTCAAGAAGTTAGTCCTGTTCCTGTCAAAGTTAAGACAAGCATTCCTCCTGGTGATAGGGTCGGCTTCGTGGAGTTTCACTCAGCACAGGTTAAAGAACGTTTTGAAGCTGAATTGCAAGTTAAAGGTCATTATTCAGCGCAGTTTGAAGATCTGCCAAGGCAACGCTTTGATTCTGCCGAGATTTTTGCTCAAATGGTCGAGAGTACTAGTGGAAGCACTAAGAGGGTCAGAAAAGCCCGCGCTTTAGAACGTATTAAGCAGATTAAGGGCACAGCAGATGATCCCACGATGACACATGATCCCATTCTGTTATGGGCTGCTTTCCAAAGATCTGATGATCATGTGACCTGGTTAGCAAGCAAGCAGCAGAGGATTCGGTTTTCATCAATAGCACAAAATTTAGCGAACTTACAAGAGCAGACAAATTTCGGGTTGCAGTGTTGGGAATCTTTCCGCTTGTATATGGGTTGGGAGAACCCGGTGCCCTGGGACGAGAATAGGTACCATGCTTGTGTGGAACGGTTCCAAGAAAAACGAGGCGAACGTACTGAAGCATTGAAAAAGGGTTCACTGAATCGCGCAGATCCAAATTTTGAGATAATGGTTAACCTCAAGCAACAACTAAAGCTCAAGGACGAAGAATGGAAGCCTGCTAAAGCTGCACAACCAGTTTGGATACACCCTGATCATCAACTCTTCACAGAGGGTCCTTACGGTATGTTGTTACTAGATCTTTTGTTGGAGCACAAACCGCCTTATTGGCATTTCCATGCAAGAGAGTCTTATGATAGTTTCGCTACCTGGGTCGACAAGTACTTGGCAGACGTGCAAATGTTCAGTATGAATGATCTGGTGGGTCAAGACCAATCCTGTCAGGGTTGGGCTGTTACTGTGCTCAAACAAATGATGATGTGGTTCAATTTCCCAGAACATGCCATCCATGAGTTTGTCAACAACAAATTGATCAAATCCCTAGGCGGAAAGGCTTTTATAGCGATCATGACTGACTCAGGAGAAGTGTGGACCTTTTTGATCAACACGGTTTCATCTACGGCCAGAGAGTGTTTCATGTATGACTTAAAACCTGGCTTTCCTCAAGCAAATGGAGGAGACGATACCATGTCACCGTTAAAAGGTCCTATAAACCCTGATTATGAAGCTTACAGGCTCATGGATCCTTGCACTGACAAGCGCTACGACTCCGAAAGGGGAGATTTCACTGCTCACTGTGTGAAGAATGGTGTTTTGTTCAGAAATCCAATTATTTTGCTTAAAAGGTTTATGGTTAGAGTAGCTGCCGGCAAAGGGGAAGATGCAGTCTTGGGTTATGGCGATGCTTGGGCACACAACTATGCTTTAAGTGAAAAATTAGTAGGAGCAATGAGAGAAGATGAGTTGGAAGCCCACGCTATTATGACCAGAATTTTCATGAACCTTAAAAGAGAAGGTCTCAAAACGAGGATGGATTGGTCAAAACGCTACGATTTTGAATTTGAAAGCATACCGGAATTAACTGAAAAGGATCACAAATTGGTTCAAGATAGAATGGAGATAGCGCCAGTGTGGCAAACAAGCGTTTCCAATGAGATAGTGGGCAATTCTTTTGTTCAGAGTTGGACCCTTCCAATGTCCGAGTATACCTCGGCGTTTTGATTCTCATTACAATGGCCACTTCTACACAAACAGATATGTTAACTGGTCCAGCACCGATTGAGAGCGGCGTCAGCCGTGAACACGGGTGGACTCATTCTATTGTGAAAGAAATGAAAGATTGTGATGCTTCATTGGATACTATTTTAGCTACTAATATGAACGGTTGTGGTCAAGTACATTTGATTGAGATGCATATTTCCTGTCAAGGAATGAAGATTGGAGATTCCGTTGAAGTTGGAACATGCGCAGTTGGTTCTACTGCGACTTTAGGTCACTTGTCAATGATGCCAAATGGTTTTGCATATGTTACTAATGCTATGACCGTGGGCAACAAGACAACTGATAAAGTGATACCTTTGGACAATGTTTCTAGGCAAATCAGGCCCATTTCTGCCGATCTTCCATCCACCAAATTGATGTTGAAGAAGACGGGGTCGATGAGGGTTTTCATTACCTTTAATATCTTGGTCAAAGGAATTATTGTGGTGTACGATTCTTTAAACTAGAGTTCCCTGAGCTTGCTGCTGTTAGCGCGAGCAATGTGGAAGAGTTGGTTGAGAATGAAGAAGAACTTTCTGTGCAACCAGTTATCATCCCAGGCGTAGGGATAGGAACTAGCTTTGTAATGACCAGACCTGATGGAGTCAAGTTTGACATGTGTATCACCGGAGAAGATGAGAATTGGATGCGTGCTACAGAGAATGTGAACACAACCATCGGTTTGTATTATTTAGCTTACCCTGGCAACTACGTTTCAAGGTGGATGTGGAATGGTAAGTATAAGGAAGGCTCTACGACACAGAAGAAGTTTGAGTGGGTGGAGCAAGAAGGTTATCTTTTGGACATTGATGTTGTCAAGAAGATTGAATTAAGAACAAGGGGCATTTAGAGAATATTATTCTTTGTTATGCAATGAGTCTAAGGACTCATCCCTTACCCGTGGTTTTATAGTTTTTTACAGAAAAGAG